TATGCAACCATCAGTTATGCAACCATCAGTTATGCAACCATCAGTTATGCAACCATCAGTTATGCAACCATCAGTTATGCAACCATCAGTTATGCAACCATCAGTTATGCAACCATCAGTCATGCAACCATCAGTTATGCAACCATCAGTCATGCAACCATCAGTCATGCAACCAGAAATCATGCAACCATCAGTCATGCAACCATCAGTCATGCAACCAGAAATCATGCAACCAGAAATCATGCAACCAGCAGTTCCACTAGTTCAGTGCGGAATTAATTCACGTGATGAATCATTTGGAAATCATGCAGACATAGAGATTTCATTAACGCTTCCACCAGAATTGCAATTGAATTCAAAGGAAATTGAAGCGGATAACGAAGAAGCAGCACAAAATATTGAAGATACTGTTTCAAGTCAATTCAAATTGAATCAAGATGTTCCATACGGATGTTTGCGAAATGGAAATAAACCAACCTTTAGAGTTTATTCAAAAAATCAAAATGAATTCAATAAAACTTTCAAAAAACAGCAGGATAATGATGTCAATCAAGATTGTGATGTTGTAATGAATGATTCTGTTCAAGAACGACAACGTAAATTGAAGGAGTTACAAGAAAAATCAAACAACATAAAGATCAAAAAAAAAGTAAAACAAATAACTACAAGAAAATTTAAACTTGGAAAAAATGTTGAAAAAAATTCGGTTGGAGTTTTGATAAAAAGCACAAACATGAGAAATGAGGTAAATCATGACCATGGGTTATTGCATCGCGAACCAATAAATGAAATTAAAAAATATCTGCATGCACATGGATTAATAAAAATAGGATCTGATGCTCCAACTGATGTTTTAAGAAACATTTATGAAAGTGCGAAATTAACGGGGGATGTAAGTAATGTGAATAAACAGGTGATGTTACATAATTTTATATCAGATGATGAAAAACGGGTGTGATGCAATAAACAAACAATTTCAACGTTCATTCCATTGACATAGGGGAAATAAGCGTTCTTGCATTGTTAACCGGTTATAAAATCCCAAATATTTTGCTCTTGCAAATTCATTATCACAAATGCGAACCCTCAACCGATTGAAGTCGTTCTTTTCATAAAAAATGCTATTGTTGGGATTACGTGAAATATTGAATACAATGTTTGGAGGAAGATCTGGCAAGTCTATTATGATGATTTGATTTGTTAATGTGGATTCATTGAATACTAAGTGTGAAGTGTTGGCAGACATGTACGATTTTTTTGTAAAATGATGTTTATCGTAAACGAAATCTCGGTACGCCCATGCTTGATAATTACAAGCAGCAATCCAGCTTGCGTGAGACGATTGTGGTGCACTAGTTGTTATAAACGTTTTTATATCTTGCATGTCAATGATTGGAATTGATGTTAGCAATTGGTCATGCAATTGTTCTTTTACTTTAAGATTGGTTCCGGATCCGATTCTATCTTGATTTTTGTTTATTATTGATGGTTCAATTTCATCAATGCGAGCAATATAGGTTGGCAAGTATGGGTCGTTGTTTGGGCGATATACAATATATTGTTTGGTGATATATGGTTCTTCAGTGTGACAATTTAGGGATAATTTATAATTTGCATATGCATCTCTCATGATATCGCTGGCTCTTTGCCAAGTGTTCAATTGTCGTATCCAAACATCCATTTGATAGTTTGATAGTTTGATAATATGTTTAAGTTATTATCAAACAGGTGAGATTATATGATATTATTGTAACCAATATAAACCGGTGTCGTTTTATAAATAAACAGTGACTGATATTCAAAATGGATTTAGAGATGCAAGTGAGAAAAAGAAATGGTTCATACGAAGAAGTGTCGTTTGATAAAATATTGAAACGAATACGAAACATGGGGAATCAATCAAAAATAAGTGCAATAAATTACACTGTATTGGCCATGAAAGTGATTGATCAATTGTATGATAAAATTCCCACGTCAAAAATAGACGAGCTTACAGCAGAGCAATGCGCAACATTGTCAACTACGCACCCGGATTATGGAACTTTGGCGTCATACATTGTGATTTCTAACCATCATAAAACAACTCCTGCAACATTTTATGAAGCAATGGAAAAGTTGAATAATTATAAGGATGTGCATGATGTTTCATGTCCCATCATAAGCCAAGAGTTGTGGAAGCTGGTGTGTGATCATCGTGATGAAGTGGAACGCATGATTGTAAGTAGTCGCGATTACTTGATTGATTATTTTGGATTCAAAACATTGGAAAAAACATATTTGTTGAGAACAAATGGTGTAATATTGGAACGCCCTCAATACATGTGGATGCGCGTATCATTGTCCCTACACAAGGATGACATGGATAAAGTAAAAACGACATATGATTTGATGTCACAGAAATACTTCACGCACGCCACACCGACATTATTCAATGCAGGCACCCCCAGACAACAATTGAGTAGCTGTTTCCTGATTGCGATGGAAAGTGACAGCATAGAAGGTATTTTCAATACACTGAAAGAATGTGCAAACATTTCCAAATATGCGGGAGGGATTGGGATGCACGTGCATAATATTCGGGCATGCGGCAGTCACATTCGTGGGACGAATGGTTTATCAAATGGATTAGTTCCTATGTTAAGAGTATTCAACAATACTGCAAAGTACATTGATCAAGGAGGAAAACGCAATGGAACCATTGCAGTGTATTTAGAGCCGTGGCATGCAGATATTATTAAATTTTTGGAAATGAAAATGAATCATGGCGATGAAGATGTAAAAGGGCGGGATTTATTCTATGGATTGTGGGTGTGTGATTTATTCATGCATCGTGTGAAATCCAACGAAGAGTGGAGTTTGTTTTGTCCGGATCAATGTCCCGGGCTCGCGGATGTTTACGGTGATGAATTCAACATGTTGTACACCAAGTATGAGAGAGACAATTTGCAACGACACAAAATGAGCGCGCGTGACCTGTGGTTTCGTATATTGGATAGTCAAATGGAAACCGGTACTCCATATTTGTGTTACAAAGACACTGTTAACAAAAAAACAAATCAAAAGAACATTGGCATAATCCGTTCATCCAATTTGTGTTCAGAAATTATGGAATATTCTGATGGAAATGAAACAGCAGTATGCAATTTGGCAAGCATTGCGCTGAATCAATTTGTTACGAGTAATCAAACATTTGATTTTGATAAATTACATGAAGTTACACAAGTGGTAACAGAAAATTTAAATAACGTAATTGATATAAATTATTATCCCACAAATAAAACTTCTATTAGCAATATGTCTCATCGTCCGATTGGAATCGGGGTGCAAGGATTGGCAGACACTTTTATGTTGATGGATTTTGCGTTTACTTCAAATGAAGCTTCCACATTGAACCGGCGGATATTTGAAACAATGTATCATGCAGCATTGACTGCATCGTGTAAATTAGCAGAAAAACATGGGTATTATAAAAGTTTTGTTGGTTCCCCTGCATCTCAAGGGATTTTGCAGTATGATATGTGGAACATTGAGCCGGAACCAAATCGGTATGACTGGAATGATTTGAAAGCTAAAATCATAAAACATGGATTGCGCAATTCACTTTTGTTGGCCCCCATGCCAACTGCAAGCACCTCTCAAATATTAGGAAACACTGAATGTTTTGAACCGATTTCAAGCAACATTTACACAAGGCGAACGATGGCAGGGGAGTTTATTTTAGTGAATCGGCATTTGATTACTGATTTACAAAAAATTGGACTTTGGAATGATAAAATAAAAAACAATATAATTTTGAATAAAGGAAGTGTTCAATACATTGATGGTTTGAGTGACCACTTGAAACAAAAGTATTGCACGGTTTGGGAGATTCCAATGAAACAGGTGATTGACATGGCTGCTGATAGAGGAGCTTTCATTTGTCAGAGTCAAAGCATGAATTTATGGATGGAAGATCCAACATATGCGTCGCTCACTTCCATGCATTTTTATGCTTGGACAAAAGGATTAAAAACTGGAATGTATTATTTACGGAGAAAAGGAAGGCACCAGCCGCAACAGTTCACAATTGAACCGGAAAAACTTAACCCGGTTGAAGACGCTCTGGAAGAATGTGAGATGTGTTCAGCTTGAGGTTAAACGGTTAAATGGCAATTGTAGCATACTTCATATTTTTATTGTTTATAGACGGATAATGTGATATTAAAAATTGGGCCAATCGTTTGCCATCTTTTTTTTTACCATGATTTTTGATGAAATAATTCCGTGGGTAGTATCCATGCAAATTTGTTGTCAGTGATCTTAAAGCTGATCCAACGTCACGATCATTTATAAAAAATTCTCCAGTGACTCCTGAAACAACATAATGCCATCCTCCCATAATGTTGTAATTTACCAATACGGGAATATTGTAACAAATTGCTTCTGTCAAAATACGGGGGGAAGCGTCTGAAATATTAGGAACAAATAAAAAATTACATTTTTGTAATTCTATTTGAAACTTATCAAAATCTAATTGTGGTATTGTTTTTACAATTCCGTCACATTTATTTGTGAATTCACAATTTGTCCGACCTACTAGTATCCCTTTCAATTTGAATTCACCACACATTATTTCAAGACACTTTTTGGCCAAGTACCAATTACGGTTGTATGATTGCCAACCATTCTGACATGTTTCATTGTCCTGAAGACAAACATACATGAAATCATATTCCTTTTTGATTGATGGGTCTGGTTTAAATTTTTCAAAATCTTTCAAATCGGATTCACACAACCTCAGGAGAGGCAGTTGCGATGTTTGTAAATTCACTGGAGGACTTCTGAAACAATGCAACCATGCATCAACCATTGACGGATAATCATGATTTTTCTCTTCATGATAACGATCTTCATACGGATTTTTAATGTGTCCCGGGAAATTAATATAACTAGATATACCACAAAATGATAATCCCATTGACTTGTACAACTCATAGTTGTCTTCGTGTATTTTCTCTCTAAATGGCGCAGAAATTAATATAATATTCAACAGTTTGTTTTCATCATCAAACATATTTTTGAATGGAAAATCAACTAATGGGATATCATTTTCAGAGAGAATTGAAATATAATTTTGATATTTGTAAAAAATAATTGACACAATAATAATGATCACTAATAACACTAGTGATATTTGTAAAATATTATTCATTAACATACGGATATATTTTTGATTCATATTATTTATTTTTTAATAGTTTCATGTTGTTTTTTGTATTCAAATAACATGAAAATAGCGAAACTGATTGTTTAGTTGGAATAAGCCAGACCACCCATGCCGCTCATAACACGAAGAACGTTGTAGTTAGTGGCATAAACACGAACCTTGGCGGTCTTGATGCCCTCAACCGTTGCGTTGGAAAGAACCAGCTGAAGAGTTGCATTGTCAATGCGAGAAAAGTTGCAACTTCCAGATGGCTGATGTTCTTCAGGACGAAGAGCAAAAGAAAACACGTTGATTCCAGTGTCTGGACTTGCGGTGTGGTGCTGGTATGGTTGAACCGTGTCAAAATAAGATCCTTCGCGCTCAGAGAATCGGTCCTGTCCGTTGAGCTGAAGTTTGGCAGTGACAACTGGGTTGCTGCCCCAGCAATGCATGGTAAGAGCATTCTCTGCAAGAACAAAAGTACCCGCATCAGAAACCCCAGAGCCTTCAAGATCGCCAGCGGCGACGTTGCTGGTGGCAAGCGCGGCGTCTCCTGCAAAGTTGGCAGCACTGAGCCAATATGAATTAGGATCAGTAGGTGCGCCCTGGGAGTTGGAGTTGGGGTTGATGCCGCCATGCCACCAACCAGTGCCTTCCAGATTTGGAGCACCTGCATCATTGAACATGTCATTGTTGATGTAAGAAGTTGAAAAACGTGAAGTAGCAAGTTTAGCACCAAATGAGTGAATCGCGTTTGGAAGAACATCAACCGCGTCGGTGTAATTGAATGGCTGAGCACCAAGAAGGTTGTACAGGAGCTGACCACACTCTAAAGAAGAACAGTAATCAACATTGCTGTCGGGTTGAACAACCCAAATAAGTTCTTTAACGGGATGGTTGAAGTTCAGTTTGATCTTATTAGAAGAAGAACCAACAGATTCATCGCCGGTGTGTTGCAATTGTTCAATCAAGTATTCATGAGGATTTTGGGCCATGCGTCTTCGCTCGTCGGTGTCCAAGAAGACATAGTCAACATAAAGAGAAGCAGCAACTAAAGACTGGTTGTAAGCGTTAGTGACTTTTCCACCAGCGCTGGTGCGGACACCGCTGGAACAAGCCAAACTTCCGACAGCCCACAAACATTCATCCAGAGGACGAAGATCAAGATTGATCTTGACCTCGTGGTACTGGAGAGCAATAAGAGGAAGAGCCAAACCGGGGTTGCGGCAGAACCAAAATTGCAAAGGAACATACAAAGTGGTTTCAGGAAGAGCGTTGCGAGGGGCACACACTTGACGGGGGGCATTGGACTCACAAGGACCATCAACATCATTGAATGAAGGATCAGTTATGTAAGTGAGTTGAGTGGTGTTGCCGACCATAGCATGGTAACCACGGCGTTGGTCAACAGTAAGGGTAAGTTGATTCCAGATGTGCATCCAGTCACCAAACTGACGGTCAATGCGTTGACCACCTATTTCAACTTCAACAGTTGAAACAAGTTGTTCACCAGGGAAGTCCAGCCAACGAGCATAGACACCATCTTGAGTAGAACCCTTCATTTGTTGGTTGATTTCAGGGAGAGTGAGTTGAAGGTAAGTCCTGTAAGCCAAATCACCATTGCGTGAAATGGTGCAAGTCACACGACGACCAAAATCAGCCTGTCCGTTAAAAGTCTGTTCAATAGACTCCATTGCAAAGTTGGTATGACGTTTGTAAGAAACTTTCCAGAAAGTAATTTGTGGATTACTAGTTAAGTAAACATCTTGGGCGCCGTAAGCGACCAGTTGCATTAAGCCTCCTCCCATTTTTTTAGTGGTTATAATATTCCTTAAGAAAAAAAATTGGAAAAAATAAATTCAATTTAATTCAATATTATAACCTCAAATTTTTTTTGATGAAATTTGTTAAATAATCATCTTGGTAAACCTCATGCTGAAGGTTGTGTTTTTTTGAAAATACATATTTATTGTAGTCAGTCGCATGTTTCTTAATGTTCCAACCATTTTCAAGTGCACTGTACAAAAATGTGAGTAGTTGAAGTTGCTTAACTTCAAGAACCTCTATTTTTGGTTCAATGCTTTCATTTTCATTCATGTCCAAATAAAATGAACTACAGGTCAATTTGGTTTTGTCAGAATATTTCAATGTGTATGTGTCCTTTTTTTTTTTTACACTACAGTTTTGTTCTAAATAATTCAGTATAATCATTGCTTCCAACAGTTGTTTTTTTTTCAATGAGTTTTGGGGGGTGCCCAATGATTGCATTTCAATTAATATTTTAAAGATAAATAATATGTTATTAACAATACGCTAAATAATATATTAAATATATAAACATTGAAACAATTTATTATGTCTCCTCCCAATAATTCATTTAAACAAAAAACAAATAAACAAATTGTTTTGAATGAAAAAAGCATTGTAACCTTGGACAGCAAACACAAAGAAAATCAATGTCTCATTGCCAAATTGAAATCCGAAACAATTCCAAACTTGCTGAAAGATATCAAAAAAAAGAAAAAGCATTTGAAAACAACTTCAAATCCATTAGAAAAAACTGAAATTAGTGAACAAATAAGTGAACTGCAATTGCAACTTAATGCTCACAAACAAAAATGCAAAAAATATTATTTTGATAATAATGAAATTATATTTGATTATTTTGAAAACAAGCAACAAATATGCAATGGAAATAACAAAACCAAAATACTGAATGATTTTTTTCGGGTTGAAAAGGATTCCTCTAAAGAAGATCAATTGAAACGTCTCAATCACAACAATGTTCAACGATACTTGACAAATTTGGATCCATCTTATATTGATATTACAAAATATGTTTTCCCTACTGACATATGCGGCTATTGTCGCCAAGGTGAAATGATACGGGTTGAGAATGAAGGAATAATGGTTTGTAATAATTGTTCAATTCATGTTAACTATTTGGTTGAGAACGAAAAACCGTCATATAAAGAACCACCCAATGAAGCGTGTTTTTACGCGTATAAACGCATAAATCACTTCAAAGAAATTTTAGCTCAATTTCAAGCAAAGGAAACCACCCAAATACCAACAGACGTGTTAGACAATATTAAATATCAAATAAAAAAAGAGAGAATTGATTTGCAAACACAACTAACCGACAAAAAAGCAAAAGAAATATTGAAAAAATTGGGATATAATAAATATTATGAGCACATTCCTTTTATAAAAGAAAAATTAGGTATTAAGCCTCCCGTTATGTTGCCAGAGTTAGAAGAAACATTGTGCAATTTGTTCATGGAAATTCAAGGACCTTATGCCAAATATTGTCCTGAAGATCGTGTAAATTTTTTGAATTATTATTACACCGTTTATAAATTATGCGAGTTGCTTGACGCACGCGAATTTTTGCCGTATTTTCCAATGCTCAAAGACAGAGAAAAACGGATTGAACAGGATGAAATATGGAAAAACATATGTGAAGAGTTAAACTGGGAGTTTATTCCTACCATTTAATTTTTTTTTTGTTTTTTTGAATTTTGCACCACCACGTCGTTTACTCTTCTTCATCGACGACAGGGTACCGTTCATAAAATTAGGGGAGGGTTTTTGGTTGATCGCCTTGGTCGTCGTCGGCTGTGGCTGCTGCGGTTGCTGGGTGGTGGCGGCGTCAACGGCGGCCTCTACTTCTGCGCCTTGGTTGGCGTCGGCTTGTTGTTGCTCGACTGTGGCTGCTGCGGCGGGTTGCTGGTTGGCGGCTACTTCTACTTCAGATGGTTGTTGCTCGATGGCGGCGGCTACTTCTACTTCAGGTGGTTGTTGCTCGATGGCGGCTACTTCTACTTCAGGTGGTTGTT